GGGTGTGGCCTACGATTTCAGGAAAGGTGTAAGTCTCGCCGGGTTGCAGCGTCCGCGTCTTTACAATCAGGTTGCTGTTTCCTGTGGCCGAACCAACCGCTGCCAAGTTGACGCTGACGTTGACCATGCCGCTGCTGAAGTTAGTTGCCGTGAACTTGTCAATGATAGTCGTGGTGCTGCTTGGCGCCACATACTGCGTAGTCTGTGCGTTTTCCATATTCTTGGCAGGAATAATGTTTGCTGCGATAATTGGCATGGCCTATCCTATCAGGTTACGTTGCCGGTGACGTAGAATGTTTCAGTGCCGACGCACAGCACGTTAGCAACACCGTAGGCGGCAATGGTGCGGCTGCCCGTGGTAGCAGTGCCGCCAAGCCGTAGCGTCGTTCCAGCGCCCTGTGTGAGTGTGACCGTGCTGGCGCTGCTGTTAACAACGAGAAACTCGTTACCCTCCACAAACACGCCCGACGGGACTGTGGTAGTCGCGGAAACATACAAATGCTTTCCGATGTCCGACGCGGCGGCGGTCGTGTTCAGGCTTTGCGGGATGCTGCGGAAGCCGATAGTGTATCCCGTGCCAAGGCTGTCGTTGACGGTTGACGCCGAAGCCAGACCTGTGATGGTCTTATTCGTCAGCGTCTGGGTGGCGGTGAGATAAACGCCGTTCGTTACTGTACCAGCGTTGCCGGATATGTCGCCGGTGATAGTGACGCCAGTAATAGTGGTGCCGGTGATCGTGCCGCCGGTGATAGCCACGTTGTTGGAGTTTTGGCTGGCGATGGTGCCGTAGGTCGCAATGTTATCTACGGTCCATTGCAGCACGTCGGCGGCTGTTTCCAAGACTACTTTGTAGCTAGTAGCTGTAGAGAACCACAGGTCGCACTCGCCGCGAGAGTCAAGGATAACTGGGTTGGTGTTGGGTGTAACCCCCGACGCGCTAGTATATGTTTGCAACGGCGTTGTCGTACCGGCTGCGTAGGTATAGACCTTGCCGCCGACCAACGGGCTACCGTTAGCATCGAAGAATTGTGCTTTAGGTTGTGGAGCAAGAACAGTCATAGCTAGGCCTCAATTAAAGTTATCAGTAACCGTCAGGATAATAGACGGAATTGCGGGGACAGGGGCAGCAGCGCCCACTGCAAGAATTTGGCAATCTGTATCATCAGTAGAAAAAACCAGTTCAAAATAATCGCCTGCGTTTAAGTCTACCACATAATTCCATGCGGCGATAACTGCGGCGTCGCTTCCGGCTAAAGTTACTTTTCCAGCAGAGTTTGCCGCATTGACGCCATTGACACTATACCAGATATAAACGTGCTTGGCACTGGCAGATGTTTTGTTAAGCTGCGCGGAAAACTGAAAGTTGTAAGTGCCTATGCGGTCTACGTAAATGCGCGACGTAGGTGTGCCGATGTAGACGCCATCAGTTATGTCTGTGGTGTTAAACGTAATTGGATACGCCGTATTGATGACGGCGGCGGTTTGCGTAGTTGAGTCAAAGAACACGCCGTGGCGTTTATCTTCAAGTTGCGGTGTGTACAGTGGGGCCAAGTCCTGCCCCATAGACGAACTTGCTGCCGAGTTAGCTTGACCGCCGCCCGTCAGCGTAAAAAGGTTAAACAGATACCTGTACCACTCACGCGTCACCGTGCCGTCAGCCGCGTCCGTAATCGGGACGCGCGACGCAGGGATACGGGTAAGTAAGTCGTTAGGCATTTGTGCCGCTCAGTTGCAGTTCAGCGCCGGTCAAGTAAATACGGACAGGGTCACTGCCAGACACTTCGTAGACGCGGTCGCGCAGCTTCAGCGTCATGCCAAGCCGGCGCCATATGACGCGGGTGCCTGTTGCGCCGATCTTACCCATAGACGCCCAATGTTCGTTGGACCATGTATGGCCGCCATCGTCGGACCAGCGGAGCATAGCTTGCGGGTCACTTCCTTGGCCGTCGTTCAGGCCAACGCCTGTTTCGCACTCAAGCTGCAAGCTATGGTTTGCTGTACGCGTGAGATTGTTCTGGCCTGTCGGCAGCGCGCGCCACGACCGCAACCAACGCTGCGCTATATCGTTGTCCGCAAAAACGTTTAGTTCAAACGTGTATATATTCCCGTTGGCGTAGTCGCCGACAATGATGTTGCCTTGGAAGTTACACTGGCAGTTGCTGCGATGGCGTGAAAAAACGCCGCTGACGCCAGAAGGTGTGAGCGGCAGCACCGTGTAGAACGCGCCGGAATAAAACGATTCGGCCTCAAATCCACCTTCAGAAGGTGCAATGGCAGAATAAGATGATCGCTGATGCCACGCGCCCGTAGCCGCGTCATATACCCAAGTTTCATCTGCGGATGGGAACGACAGGACGTAGAACGCATGGCCGTCCTGCTGGTAAGTGTAGCCTACAGCGTCGCTCATATCTAGGTAGTTTTGAATTTGCCATTCAATTGCGTGCGTTGATATGCGCTGCGCGCTATAGCCAGCCGCACGGTAAATGACACCTTGGCCGCGCGCATCAGCGCCCAGCCAGAACACGGTGTTATCCATCTTGGCGATGGAGTGCGGCGCAGCGCAACCGATTTCGTTAAACGCGCCTTGGATTGGCGACAGCGGGAAGTCTAGGCCGCCGGAGTTGTACCACACTTCGGTGGAGTCAGTGCCAAACACCCAGCATTCGCGGTGGTCTACTAGTATGCCAACGACGCCGTCAGGGCTACCTTCGGCGCTGGCAAACTCTAGCGGGTCAATCTGGAAGCCGTCAAAAAGCTGCGTCACCCAAAGTTTCTGGCTATTAGGCTCGTTAAACACAAAATAGCCGTCGAGATAGCCGACAGTAACCGCGCCCGGAAAGTCAGGGTCAGTGATCTGCCCAAACGTGTTGGTTGACTCGTCGTAGATATACGAGTCAGGATTGCAGGCAAAGAATATCTGTGTGCCATTGTCGGCGATGGACACAGGGCCAGTGCCGGTTACGTCGCCCAGCTTAGTGGGTGTTCCAGTAAGGCTGGACAGCTTGTAGACTTCAAAGCCAGACACAACGTAAAAGTCATCGCCGCGTGTCTGGTGCGCCCACAGTCCGCGGATCGGGCCTTCGCCAATGGTCTGCTGAAGCTGCAAGCCGGGGCAACGCTGGATAAATGCCGGCTCTATGCCGCCTTCTGGCACAGCTTCGGGAAACAAGTTTACCATGCGTGCGTTGGCAGCGTTTATTGAACGGGCCACATACGCGCTGCCCAGTATGGGCGTCTTCATTAGTAGTTTCCTGCAAAAATGTTATACCGCTGGCGCGATGCAATAAGGCTGTATGGCATCGACATGATGTCATCAGGGTTGTTGATGCGCTTCAGGTTGCGCTTGGAATACATAGCTATGCGCTGAACTTGTGGCGACGGTTCTTCGCCAAACTCAGGCGCTAGTTCGCACGCTAGGTTATAACGGAACGCACGCAGATAGCCGGGCGGAAACGAAAGGACGGTGTCAAGCGTTGCCGGCTGCGTCAGTTCTTCGACCGAAATGAAATGCCATTCTAGATCGCGCGTTGGGCGCGGGTAGATAAACATTTCAATGTCAGGATACGTCATGTTGGTAAAGATAACCTGCGGGAACGTAGAGGACACGGTCTTGACCGCGATGCCATCATACTGCTGCTGGTTAATCATTTTAATGCCGTAGCTAATACCAGAGCTAGGGTCTTTGAAATATGTAGCGTCATCCAGCAAGATAGGGCGGTTGCCAACAAAGTTGCCGGTTGGCCCAAGAGTGCGGCTAAGTACGCCAGAAGGCCATGTGAAGACTTGGTCTTGTGTCGAAAAGACAGCGAGGCGCTCAGTGTTCCAGCTATCAATCATCTGGTTCATGGCGCGCAGTGCGTCCTGCGACGTTTCAGCCGATGGAGTTTCGCCTTCTGCCAGAACACCTAGAAGTCTAAGCGAACCGTTGATTGTTTCACCCGCCGTAGCCATGCCAAAATCCCCATAAAACTATTAAAAATGGACGGCCCGAAAGCCGTCCAAATTAATTATGCACAGTGAATGACTGCAAAGTTAATCACTACTGCTTCTGACAGCGAACCGCCAGAAATGTTGCGTAGGCTGATGCTGACAGTGCCAGTACCCAAATTGTTTGCAAACACGTTGTATGATCCAGCGGTTGCTTGACCACCAGAGATAGTAAGAATAACAGTGTCATTTGCAGAAATGAAGCTGTTGTTCAACGTAAACGTAGCGTTAGTGGCAGTAGCCAACGACGCGTTGTTCATGGTGATGCGGCCAGCAGGCTTGTTCAACGTAACAGCAGTTGACTTATCTGTCGCCTGTGTGACGGTGCCTTGTGCCGCGGCGGTGTAGCCGATTTGCTCATCCGCCAAAACAAATTGTGCGCCAATAATGTCTTGGTCGAGGTATGCAACACCAATAGGTTTTGTATTAGGCATTGATTTTCTCCTGAAAAGGATGCCCCGACCGTAGTCGGGGCAAACCTATTAGCCAGCGATGCGGTACAGGTTGTACGTTGTTTCGCCAGTTTTAACAGCGCGGAACAATACGCTCTTAGAAGCAACGCCTGCGCCTGAACCAACCAAGGTCCAGCCGGTGCCTACTACGATAGTAGGGACGCCGGTGCTGGTAGCGACCAAAGAAATGTCAAAAGACGAGTAGACTTTTGTGCTGCTGAAGTCGGCGTTGACAAGTGCAACCGTAGGAAGCGTGATGTCTGCCGTGCTGGCTGAAGTGTAGACAACAAGGCCACCAGCCAATTCGGCAGTGGTCAGAGTAGCCGCTGCGGTAAGTGCAGTCGGGATAGCTGAAACACCAAAAGTGATTTCGCCGAGATTGCCGTCACCAACTTGGTAACCGCCAGCGCCATTAGGTAAAGTAGGCATAGTAAAAATCCTTTAAGATAGTTGGCCCCCGGCGAACCGAGGGCCGGTATTAGATTAACCCCACATCCGGACAGCCATCTGCGGACGGATTGTGCTGTAACCGTACAGAACGTCAATACGGCAAGGCAGACGGTCGTTGTTGATGTCGTACTGACGAACAACGCGGAGCGAGATGCCGTTGTGTACCTGACGCGAAGCCATATCTACGCCCTGTGGGAGCAGAAGGTCGGCGGTTGCGAAGGTGATAGCGTCCTTGTGGTATACAAGGTTCTGCGCGTATTGCGTAGAAGCCGTACCAACAAAGATGATTGCCTTGGCGTTGCCGGGCAGTGTGTTGACGGTAGCAAGTGCCTGCGTAGCCGAGTAGATCGGTGCAACAGTTACGTTACCTGCGCCAGCGCCG